TATGAGTTTGTATCCTGTAACACAAAAGAACCCTAAGCTAGCCGCTAATGTTGTTAAGATGTTAGATATGGGTATGGGTAATGAATTGTCAGAAGGATTATTGAATGAATTTGTTCCACCAAGTAGTGACGGAGGTGGCGAGAATGATAGAAGTCGTAGAATAAGAAAACTATTAGAAATTGCTATACAAGTAGCAAAGGAAAAAAATGTCGATGAATTGGGTATGATACATGCTATGAATATGATAGCAGGTGATGACTTTTTTAGTGTAGCAGTTGAAGGTATACTACCAGATATAACAGATAAAGAATATATGTTTGTGCTACAAAGTGCTTATAAAACAGTTAAGCAAGGTTTGGCGGAAGGCGAAGAAATTGATGAAGGACCCTTTGTTCAACGTCTTGGGCGCCCTAATAAAGTTAATATCTATGTAAGACATACTAAAGGAAAACCCTCTTTACTTATTGCAACTGATATTCCTTATTCAATATACGACAAGTTCATAATGAAAGCTATTCAAAAATATCCACAATTTAGACAGTCAGACTTTTCATTTAAATCTGCTGATAAACTTAAGGAAGAAACTAAATTGTCCAAAAGTGCTGATTATTTAGACGAAAATTAAAAATATTTTGATCACCTTGTTTTGATGTAAATATTACTATCTTAACAAGAGGATCAAATGGCAACTAAGAAAACAACTGAACAGGCAATTACTAAACCAGTAAAAGCCGCAACAAAAACTCCAGCTAAGGCTAAATCTGCAAAAACAGTTCCTGTAGAAAAATTACAGGAAATAGCTGAACAGGCTGCACAAACCCCGGCCGCACCGGCCCCAGGCCAAGTACAAGTTAATGTAGATTTTTTAAAAACTACAAAGGTACACATCGCAATGCCATGCTACGGTGGTATGCTAACAGAATCAACATTTATGTCATTCATCAAGTGGGCCAATACAGCCCGTCAACTTGGTATTGATTGGACATTAGAAACAATGGTCAACGAAAGTCTTATCAGTCGTGCCCGTAACACACTAACTGCTAAGTTCTTGGATATGCCAGACGCAACACATTTATTCTTTGTTGACGCTGACATTGGTTGGGAGCCATGGCATCTACTAGTTCTATTGAATCGTGATGTTGATGTTATTGGTGGTTTGTACCCAATGAAGACAATGCCAATTAAATGGGTTGTTAATGGCTTTGAAGGTGCAGAAGAAGGCCCAGATGGTCTACAAGAAGTATCTAAGGCAGGTACAGGTTTCTTATTAATGAAGAAACATGTATTTGAGAAATTAAAATCTCATCCTGCAGTTAAGCAGTATAAGAACGACATTGGATTAGATCCAAAGTTTGACCAACACTTAAAGACATACTTTGATACAGCGGTTCGTCAGAATCGTTACTACAGTGAAGATTGGACGTTCTGTGAAAACTGGCGTGATATAGGTGGTAAGATTTGGATGGACAAACGTGTTCTATTACGTCATAGTGGTAGTTATGTTTTCTGTATGGAAAATCAAGAACATCTGATGAAAACAGTTGGTCCTATGTTCCTACAAGAACAGCAAGAAAAATTTGGAATGAAGTTTACCGATAAAGACGGTAACGAAATTAAAAAAGTTACTGCCGCATAATAAAGCCCCGAAAGGGGCTTTATTCTTTTTAGATAAATACTCTATGGACTTAAAAGAATTACATTCATTCAAAATGTCAGATGCAGTGACATTTCACGATAACCTCAATAGTAAATTGTTTCGTGGACAGCATCTACAACCTGCCGTAGAACTACAATTAAAAACTATAGCACAAGACTTTTTACAAGAGATGGGTATACATGATTTGGATGTACGTGATATCACTGTTTCTGGAAGTAATGCAGCCTACAGCTATACAGACCATAGTGATTTAGATTTGCATATTCTAGTCAATATGAAAGATTTACCGGACGATGATGTATACCGTGAATTCTTCAAAGCTAAAAAAGATTTATACAATGATTCACATGATATTACTATCAATGGAATTCCAGTAGAATTATATATACAGGATGCGTCAGAACCTGTAACTAGTTTAGGTGAATATAGTGTTAAAGATAAGAAATGGTTACGTTTACCAACAAGGCGCAGAGCTAACTTTGATCAAACAGCTACTAAAGCAAAATATGAAAAATTATTAGATGTTATTGATACCACATTGCATTCTGATAATATGGATAAAGTTAATAAAGTATTGAAGAAGATTACGCAATATCGTCAAGCTGGATTAGATAAAGGTGGTGAGTTTGGTCCTGAAAATCTAGCATATAAAGCATTACGTAGTCGTGGCTATATTACAAAACTATATGACTTAAGAGATAAGTTACATAGCAAACATTTAAGTTTAAATGGTATGTATTCTAATGTTAGTGAAAGTTTTGATAAACCGTATAAAGTACTTCGGTGGGAAAAGGGAGACTACGGTGATGTAGACGCAATAGCACGATTAGATGACAACACTTTTCTAAGCATTATGTTCACCAAGGGATTTAGTCAAGAGACAAAAGAGGAAGCATGGAGTGTTGAGTTTTATAGAAACAACAGTCAAGAAGTCACGGGCGAAGGTGATGCACAACGTGTATTTGCTACGGTGTTAAGTGCTATCCAAACATTTATTAAAAAGTACAAACCCAACAAGGTGTTTTTTGCGGCAAACAAAGTAGATGACACCGGACACGACTTACAAAGCAGAGCTAGTCTATATGACAAGTTAGTTCAGCGTTATGCCAAATCTTGGGGCTTTAGAGCATTTCGTGCTGACACCGGTAATAAAGTTATGTACGAATTGAGTAGAATTAATAAGAACGTAGAAGAAGCATCCGGGTATATTCCTAGTGAAAAACAAAAAAATGACCCACGTTTTAGTACAGCATTAACAGTAGATGTTAAGCCTGATAGTATTAAAAAGAACGCAAAAGCATTCTATTGGAATACTAGTAGAGCAGGTATTCCTCCAACAGCAAAGCCATCAGGCAAAATCTAATAAGTTTCTATATTATGGTATTTTGATAAATACACTAATAGTATGGGAATCCGTTATGAAAATCAAACAAATCACTGAAACTACGACAGCAGGCGCAATTGCTACAACAGAAACCGCATTAGGTGGTACTCAAAGTAGAGGAAATCCTAGCATATATGGTGGTAAAAAAGTAGGCTCACTATTCAAGGGTAAAAAAACTAAAGCCCCATATGCTAATAGCATTAATGAAAGTGCTGAACTAAGTGAAGCACAACTAGAAGAAGATGATATTATTGTTGTTCCTGGTCAAGGTCGTAGTCGTAAAAACGGACTCGTTCCACATGGTCAAAGTCGTATAGACCACGAAGTTGAGATGGCACGTAGTGATTTATTCAGTGCCGCAAAGAATGCTCAACAAGTTTATTCAATGATTAAAGATGTTGGTGAAGACGAAGGACTTGATGGTTGGGTACAAGAAAAGATTATTAAAGCTAATGACTATCTAAACACTATACGTGAATACTTAGAAGGTAAACAAGTTCAGAGTGTGACGGAAGGGGCTGAAATCATGTATGCTGAGGAACTGGCAGAAAAACTTTTTGACCGATCTCCTAATTTGCAAAACGAAGATGACATCTTGACCAGAGGATTCCAGTTATCCAAAAAAGACCCTAGAATAGGTAGTAGAGTTAACGCTATATTCCGCACCGAAGATTTCCCTAGCGACTTTGTAAGTTATTACCGATATATACAACATAATCATGGTATATCAAGTGGTATGAATGAAGGTGAAAATAGAGTTGATACGCTGGTCACTGATACAGAAGCCGTAATGAGAGAATTTAAAATTGATGCTCTACCAGCATTAAAAATTGTGCTGGGAGAGAGAGAATACAAAGACCGTCCTGGTTATTATAATACCTTTATTAGACAAATTATTGCTAGATCAAAACAACAAGGTTTGGCGGAAGGTGCTAAAGTAGACCGTATGGTTAAACATGTAGCACAATCAGAAAAGAAATTAGGCAAGAGTAAAGACGAAGCAGAAAACATTGCGTGGGCAACAGCTAACAAACGTGGCATGTTAAATAATAAGAATAAGAAAGCGTAATATGAGCAATATTCTTAAAGGTATAATAAACGAAGTTGATCCACATAACTATGACAGTGATTGGGATTATCAGGATGCGGTAGCACGTAGTGGCAAATCACGTTCTAGTTATCGTTCACAAGAAGATGATACATCTGATGCTGATATTGAATACTCTAAAAAGATGTATCAACTAAGCCAAAAACAAAAACGTGACAGTGACCATGATAGATTAGCAACTGGTACTAATGAAGATAATACCACTCAAACTAGAATGAGAATGAATGATTATTATGATGTAGCTGATGCTCTTCAGGAAAAGCTTAAACAAGCAATTAAGCTGGGTAATGACGAACTTGTACATGAATTATCTAAAGAACGTGCTGACTTAGATGCACGTGTTAAAAAATATGGATTAGTTCCCGAAGATGTAGTAGAAGGATCTAAAAAAGAAGAAGAATACGGTCCTGAATGGGATGCAAAAGTAAAACGTATAGGTCAAATAGCTAAAGAAGGTCCTCGTAAAACTGTTTGGGATCCTGTCAAGCGTGTTTATAAAACGGTTCCAGTTAAACAATCTGGCATTAAACAAGGTATAAATGAATTTTCCCCTATTAAACCCCCTACTGCCGGAGCATTTGGTGGCAATAAAGATTATGGTCAGCCCACCAGTTCACGTTACTTGGGCAACAACAAGTTTGTAGTAGGAACTACCAACAACTATGTGTTGACTGCAACTGTGGACAAATGGGGCCTGGAATGGGACGAGGACGATGAAATATGGTTCTTGGACAGTCCTGGTGCTGTGTACATTGCTGATGCTACTGAAGGTGAAATAGAATTACCTGCTCCACAAGAACAAAGAAATCAAATACACGATTTGGTAAGTGATTATCTTAACGCTAGAAATTCTGCCGACTTACAAAAGGTAGCCGCATATTTTGGTCATAGTCCTGATGGTGAAATGGCAACAAATGAAGCTGTTTCAGGAAATAGATTTAACAGTAAACAAGAAGTTATTAATCATTTTGTTAAAAACGGTAAAAGTGCGGCAGCAGGCGCAGCGGCATGGGAACGTGGTTATAGAGGTTCATCTAAGAAACCAATAGAGTTAAAAAAACCACCACAAAGAAGTTACCATGATGAACTAGATGACAAACGTTATGATACATTTGAAAACTTAGGTGATCAATTAAAATCTAAATCATTAGAAGCATTAATGCAACTTAAGCAACAAATTGAACAAAAAAGTATGGATGATTTAGCTCAATGGGAACAAGATTTTAGAAATAATGTTGCTAATAAGATGAGAAGTCAACCAATACTTCCACCAGAAGCAACCCCAGTTGCACAGCCCGGTGAGAAACATTCTATATTAAAATCTAGATTAGCACAATTGAATAATGCTATTCAGAAACAAGAACTATTAGATAAGTTAGTTGATAGATTAGACCGTAAAGGTTTAATGACTCCTGCAATGCAGAATGATACCGATACTAGTATGCACGTTAAGTATGGTGCAAAAGATAACTATCAATCATTAAATAAAAAGTTAGACAATGCTATTTCAATGTTACAGGATAGATTGTATATACGTAAAAAGTCAGGTTTGAAAGAAGTACATGATGAGCGTGATGAATATGATAATCCTAGACAAGGTAGAGATTATGGCAAAGGCAATCTATTTGTAGATCCAGGCTCAAATGAATTTAAGAAAGAAGTACATCTTGGCGCTAATGACGGTGAACGAGGCAGACCTAAAAATCTAAAAGGTGTTTCAAAAGCATTGCCAGCTGATGCGTTTGGTCGTACTACAGGTAAGATTCCGGATAGTGCAAGACCTACGTCAAATCCAGATCCCTTTCCTCCAGTTAAGATTTTAAAAAATCACGAAAAGTGGATATATCCTCCTAAATCAAAGAAAAGTGTGGATGAAGCTGATATGAGCCGTAGAGGATTTTTAGGAAACGTAGGTAAGGCAGCCGGTGCTGGCGCATTAGCTGCCGCAGGATTAGGTGGTGCAGGTAATGCTCAGGCATTTAAGGGAACACTTCCCGCACGTGCTCCTCGTATCTCTGAAGATGAGGCCGAAGCTCAACTTAAAGAATTAAAAAGTACAGCATATAAAGAGTTAGCAAGTATGGTATGGGGTGCATGGCCTAGTATACTGGATACGACTTTTGGTGTTGGCACACCTGCAGATAAGCCAGCAACACCTGAACAAATTGGTAAAATGTTAGGATACAGATTAGCTGAATATGCTGAAGAATATAGACAAAAAGTTAGAGCAGTTAAAGTAGCAGCCGGAGTAAGAGATCCTCAAAGTTTAAATAAAACAACTGCCGCAATTTATGTTAATGAACAAGAGATGGATGAGGGCTGGAGTCAAAAGTATAAAAGTAGTATCAACTGTAGTCATCCTAAAGGTTTTAGTCAAAAGGCGCATTGTGCTGGTAAAAAAAAACACAATGAAAGTATTGACAATGTTATGGAGATGACTTGTCCTGATTGTGGTATGTGTGAAACTCACGGTGACAATTCAAAAGATCAATTAGATGAATTGAAATGCTGGTCTGGTTATCATAGAGTTGCTGGTACAAAAGCTGGCTTTCCAGGTAGTTGTGCAAAAAATAAAACTAATGAAGAACAACATAGTTGCCCACACTGTGGTGGCGAAATGGTTAGTGAAGAATTAATGAACGAAAAGAAAGATGCTTGCTACTACAAAGTTAAGAGCCGTTATAAAGTATGGCCAAGTGCTTATGCCAGTGGTGCATTAGTTAAATGTCGTAAAAAAGGCGCAAGCAACTGGGGCACAGGCGGAAAGAAAAATGAAAGCTCTATACTAGAGGGTATTGAACAAGCAGATGAAAGTTTGCACGATTGGTTCAATAAAGAAAAATGGGTTCGTATGGATACTAAAGGAAACATTAAAGGTCCATGTGCAAAAGAACCAGGAGAAGGCAAACCAAAATGTTTGCCACAAAGTAAAGCACATAGTCTAGGTAAAAAGGGTCGTGCTAGTGCCGCTCAACGTAAGCGTAGAGAAGATCCTAATCCAGAGCGTAGTGGTAAAGCTATCAATGTTGATACAAAGAAAAGTAAAGGTTAATAATGTTATCAGATAATTTAAAAGTACTATTAGCTAGTACACAAAGTTTTGCTATCAAAACACAAAACTTCCATTGGAATACAGAAGGAAGTAATTTCCCACAATATCACAAATTCTTTAATACATTGTACAAAGATGTAAATGCCACTATTGATCCTATTGCTGAATATATCAGAATCTTAGGTCACTATACTCCTGGCAGTTTGTCACGTTATACTGAATTAAGTATCATACAAGACCAAACTAAAGTGCCAAGAGCAGAACTTATGTTTGTTGAGTTACTACAAAATTGTGAAACAATGTCAGAACTTGTTGTTGCTATGTTTGACGAAGCTACAAATGAACGTCAACAAGGTATTGCTAACTACATGGCTGAATTACAAGACTTATACGGTAAGAAAGCATGGTTCATTCGTTCTACATTAAAAAGAGAACGTGAGTAATGAGGGCAACAGAATTTATTAATAAGGAAATACCTTTTGCAGACGGGTATTTGGTTGTGAGCAAACACTTTATTAATGATAGAAGTGATGGTTCCAATCGTAACATTCCTATAGAAAAAGTCCTTCGAGTTTTACATAAGTTAGAAACTACACGTGGACATGAACTAATGAAAATGCCATATATTACTTTTGCAGTTAAAACTCCTGATTTAGGAGTAGCAGTAGCCAAACAAAAAGATAATCAAGGTGAAAATGCATATATTGTATTAACAGCACATCCTACGTTACAATTATCACCGGATGAGGATGTATTTTATTTAGAAGAACAAGAAAATCCTAAAATAGATTTGACACCAAACTATCCTAACTATGAAGTATTAGTGGGAGAGTTTATTGGCATGAAAAAGAATAGAGCAAGATTCTTAATTGTAGCATCTGAACTTAAGCCAGGGGTACGTGAGACAGATAAGATATTTAGAGCAAAAACAACTAATACTCCAATCAGTGTTGAAATAAGTAAAGTACGTAATCGTACAGTAGTAGGATAAACATGAAAAAAATATTAATAGCAATAACACTAACATTAACAACTATGGTAGTATTTGCTCAAAAACAAAAGCCAATGAATATATATGACTTCCCAATCACTAGAGTTATTGATGGAGATACTGTAGCATTTCAAGCAACATTTTTACCCCCACCGTTAAAACAAGAATTAAGTATTCGTGTGTTTGGTGTTGATACACCTGAAAAAGGTCATAGAGCGCAATGTCCAAGTGAAGATCAACGTGGTCAGGCTGCTTCTGCATTTACAAAGAATGCTATAGCTAAAGCACAGAAACGTCAAGTAGCTATTGCCGATTGGGATAAGTATGGTGGACGTGTATTGGGTGATATAATACTTGATGGACAAAGTTTAAGAATGATGTTAATACAGAATGGATTTGCAAGAGAATACTACGGAGAAGCTAAAACTTCTTGGTGTAACTAACACACCTTAGGACCGGTACTAGTTACCGTGGTGTAGGCGGCTTCTGCCTTAAGTTATCCAATTCGCTACTGGACCTTATAAGTGAGCATAAATACTAATATGAGAGCAATAGAACTATACGAATCAGCCGCAACTGACCTAGCTAAGAAACTTCCTAGCTTAGAGAAGCACGACTATAATACCATTGATAAGTTAATGAAAAAGATAGCAAAGAAACATCGTATAACCGGTGATGCATTGCATGATTTGTTTGTTAGAAAATATCATAAGACTCCAGACAGTTGGATTAAAGACAAACTAGATGAGAATGAACAAGAAGATTTGAATAGTAATCCTATTGTAAAGAAGTTTCTTGCTTGGACAAGTAAGAAGTTGAATTTAGAAAATACTCCAAAGATAGAGTTTAGTTATGATAGCGAAGAAGCACAAGAAGGTCATCATACTGGTAGACATAATCCAGATACGGGTGAAGTATGGGTTTATTGTGCCAATAGAAATTTAGTAGATATACTACGTACGGTGTTTCATGAATTAACACATGTACGTCAGGGTGAATTAAATATGATTAAGCCCGGTGATAGTTATCCAGGTAGTCCAATAGAAGCAGAAGCAGACGTAATGGCTGGCAAGTATATTAAAATATTTGGCAAGGCCCATCCAGAAATATTTCAATAAAGAGTAACAAATGTCAATAACAATTACAGGTGGAATAACATTAAATGGTGGTGGTTGGACTATAGTTGCACCACCGGAAGGTAAAAAAGCTATATTTGGATTTGGAAATACTGGTGTTGCTAGTGTAGCAATAACTAACTTAGTAAGTAATACCGGAGTAGTTGCAACAGATACAGCAGGCGTCGGTACTGCTAGTGAGCAACGTGCGGCCTCAGGGTACGGCACAGATAAAGCTATATTTGGTTATGGAGTTACTAGTGTTAGGATATCAATAACTAATTTAGTAAGTAATACCGGAGTAGTTGCAACAGATACTTCAGGTGTTGGTACTGCTAGACGACTTTTGGCGGCCGCAGGTTATGGAACTGATAAAGCTATTTTTGGATATGGAAATACTAGTGGCGGTGATGTATCAATTACCAATTTAGTAAGTAATACAGGTGTGGTTGCTACTGATACAACAGGAGTTGGTACTGCTAGAAGTAATTTAGCAGCCGCAGGTTATGGCACAGATAAAGCTATTTTTGGTTATGGGGAAAGTCCTGCTACGGCAATAACTAATCTAGTATCAAACACAGGCGTAGTTGCAACAGATACTTCAGGAGTTGGTGTTGCTAGATTCGGATTAGCAGCCGCAGGTTATGGAGGGGATAAAGCTATATTTGGCTATGGATTGGCAGCATCGCCATTTGGGGCTACCGCTATAACCAGCCTAGTATCAAATACGGGTGTTGTTGCATCAGATACAACTGGTGTCGGTACTGCTAGATATTATCTTGCAGCCGCAGGTTATGGCACTGATAAAGCTATTTTTGGTTATGGTAATGGTCCAGTATCAATGACCAACTTAGTATCAAACACCGGGGTAGTTGCTACAGATACTACAGGGGTAGGTACTGCTAGAACTACATTATCGGCCGCAAGTTACGGTTAAACAAAAATCATACACATTAAAAGAAAAGTAATAAAATATGTCAATAACAATAACAGGTGGGATTTCATTTAGTGGAAGTTTAGATATAGTTGCACCACCGGCTGGTAATAAAGCTATATTTGGATATGGAAATACAGGAATTGCACCATTTAATACAGCAATAACCAACCTAGTAACAAACACCGGTGTAGTTGCAACAGATACTACAGGTGTTGGTACTGCTAGGAATGGACTTACGGCTGCTGGATATGGTACTGATAAGGCTATATTTGGATATGGGTATGCTAATCCGTCAGCACAATCAATGACTAATCTAGTATCAAATACAGGTGTTGTGGCTACAGACACTGCAGGTGTTGGTACTGCTAGAGATACACCTGCGGCCTCAGGTTATGGAACTGATAAAGCTATATTTGGATATGGACAGACGGCCGGCGGGTCAAAGCTTTCAATGACCAATCTAGTATCAAACACCGGGATAGTTGCTACTGATACTACAGGCGTTGGCACTGCTAGAAACGCACTAGCAGCCGCTAGTTATGGCACTGATAAAGCTATATTTGGATATGGAACAAGTCCTGTTACGGCAATAACCAATCTAGTATCAAATACTGGTGTTGTTGCTAATGATACTGCAGGTGTTGGTACTGCTAGATATTCATTAGCAGCCGCAGGTTATGGCACTGATAAAGCTATATTTGGATATGGTCTCGGAGGTGGTGGTTATCTATCAATGACCAATCTAGTAAGTAACACTGGTGTAGTTGCATCAGATACTACCGGAGTTGGTACTGCAAGATACGGTCCAGCGGCTGCAGTCTACGGAACTGATAAAGCTATATTTGGATATGGAAATAGTGTTGATGGTTACGTATCAGTGACCAATCTAGTATCAAATACAGGTGTAGTTGCTACTGATACAACTGGTGTTGGTACTACTAGAGGTACATTGGCGGCTGCAGCCTACGGTTCGTAAAATTAGAATTAGCATAAATACATTTATTATAAAGGAAAATAAAATGATAGACTTAGAAAACATGCCTGCTCCAACAGCAGAGGAAATTGCAGAAGCAAGAGAAAATGCATTTAATGCAGAACATCCAGCATCATGGACATGGAACGAAGAGGCAACTTCATATGTTGCTCCAGTTGCTATTCCAAGTGATGGTTATCCATACTTATGGGATGAAGCTACAACTAATTGGGTACCATTTCCGGATTATCCAAGAGATTAAAGAATGTCGGTAACATTTAGTGGTGGCGGTGTAACAATATCAGGCGGAGGATGGACTCTTACTGCCGCGCCACCGTCAACTCCAACGGCAGGATGGTTTGGTGGCGGCCTCTCGGCACCCTTTTCAACAGTAGACCGTATTACATATGCAATTGATACTGCAACAGCTAGTGTGCGTGGTCCACTTTTTCAGACCATAGCCAGGTTGGCCGCAACAGGTAATACCACTGATGGATGGTTTGGTGGTGGTACCGGCCAAGGCGGAACCCTAACATCAACAGTTAATAGAATCACATATGCAATTGATACTGCAACAGCTAGTGTACGTGGTCCACTAAGTTCGGCTAGACGATATTTAGCCGCAACCGGCAATACAACTGATGGATGGTTTGGTGGTGGTATTGATACGTTAGCTAACGTATCAACAGTAGATAGAATCACATATGCAACTGATACTGCTACAGCTAGTGTACGTGGTCCACTAAGTTCGGCTAGACGATATTTGGCTGCATCCGGCAATACAACTGACGGATGGTTTGGTGGTGGTTTATTATCGGTATCCCTTTCAACTGTAGCACGAATCACATATGCAACTGATACTGCAACAGCTAGTGTTCGTGGTCCACTAAGTTCTGCTAAATATGGCCTTGCCGCAACCGGTAATACTACATATGGTTGGTTTGGTGGTGGGTATATGCCTGGCACCGGCGTCGCCGGCGGTATTTCAACGGTAGATAGAATCACATATGCAACTGATACTGCTACAGCTAGTGTACGTGGTCCACTATCTTCGTCTAGACGATATTTGGCTGCATCCGGCAATACAACTGACGGATGGTTTGGCGGTGGTGTTGGGATCGGTGGACCTAGCGTATCAACGGTAGATAGAATCACATATGCAACAGATACTGCAACTGCAAGTGTACGTGGTCCACTTAGTTTAGCTAGACATGCTTTGGCATCAGCTTCCGGCATACAATAATAATATAAAGATTTAAAAAGAATGAGTATAACAATAACAGGTGGATTTACAGCAACAGGCGGAGGATGGACGCTTGAGGCACCACCAGCTGGGGTAAAGGCTATATTTGGATACGGCTATGATGGCGCCGGTACATCAGTAACCAATCTGGTATCAACCACCGGTGTAGTATCTACTGATACTGCAGGTGTCGGTACTGCTAGATGGTATCTTGCAGCCGCAGGTTACGGTACTGATAAAGCTATATTTGGATACGGAAACACTAGTGGTGGATTAGTATCAATAACCAATCTAGTAAGTAATACAGGCGTTGTTGCTACCGACACTGCAGGCGTCGGTACTGTTAGACGAAGCCTTGCAGCCGCAGGTTACGGTACAGATAAAGCTATTTTTGGATATGGAATTATTACAGGAGGTACTACTGCTGTATCAATGACTAATCTAGTATCAAACACCGGCGTTGTGGCTGGTGATACATCAGGAGTGGGTACTGCTAGATATACATTAGCGGCCGCAGGTTATGGAACAGATAAAGCTATATTTGGATATGGATTTTCGCTGACGCTTGGAACAAATGTGTCCATGACTAATTTGGTATCAAACACCGGTGTAGTTGCTAGTGATACAACAGGTGTTGGCACTGCTAGAGAAAGTTTAGCAGCCGCAGGTTATGGAACTGATAAAGCTATATTTGGTTATGGTTATTCATCTGATAGAACATCAATTACAAACCTAGTATCAAATACCGGTGTTGTTGCTAGTGATACAACTGGTGTTGGTACTGCTAGACATAGTCTTGCGGCCGCAGGCTATAGTACTGATAAAGCTATATTTGGATATGGAAATAGTGGATCATTTACTGCAATAACCAACCTAGTATCAAATACCGGTGTAGTAGCAACAGATACTGCAGGCGTAGGTACTGCTAGATTATATCTTGCAGCCGCAAGTTACGGTTAAACAACAATTTACCATAATCATTGCTAACTAAATCATTCTATGTTACAATAGATAAATGATTAAGTTAACAGTACCCTTACCCAAAAGTATCACAATCGCATTCAGTGGAGGTGTTGACTCTTGCGCTATAGTTGACTTTCTAAGTCGTAAACATAATGTCTCTTGCGCTTACTTTCATCATGGCACTGAACATAGTAACAAAGCACTAGAATTTGTATCTAAATTCTGTGAGGATAGAACTATCCCATTATATTTAGGTGTGCTAAATCGGGAAAAACCCAAATCAATGAGTCAAGAAGAATTCTGGAGAGAAGAACGCTATCAATATTTTGCTACTCACGGCCCAATCATTACTGCTCATCACTTAGATGATTGTGTAGAAACATATATCTGGTCATGTCTTCATGGTACACCCAAAGTGATTCCATTAACAAGAAATAATGTATTACGTCCATTTCTAACTACAAGAAAAGAAGATTTTATCTATTGGTGCGAAAGTCATAACATTGAATGGTGTGAGGATAAATCTAATAAAAATAACAAATATATTCGTAACTATATTCGCAATGAACTAATGCCACATGCATTAAAAGTAAATCCCGGTCTACATACTTTGGTAAAAAAGATTGTAGAAGGTAAAAAAAATACTTGACTTCCCTGCACAAGCCATGTATACTAACTAATTATTTAAGGAGAAACTATGTCGGATTATAACAGAACGTTTAATGGTGAGGCAAAAATTAAGCTTACCCAAATCGTAAATGAAGGTATGCATGTACTACATGAAATTGATACATTGAATGGTGGATTAAATGACACTATCAAGGCGGTTGCTGAGGAGCTGGAAATCAAAGCTAGTACATTAAAAAAAGCAATTAAATTGGCACACAAAGCCGGACTCACTCAAACTAACAAGGATCACGAAGATTTGAATTCCATACTTGAGGCGGTTGGAAAAACATTATAACGTTTTAAACAATCTCCAACCTTTAACAGATTTTGGAGATTGTTTTTTATTAACAAGTTGACTTACGTTCCCCCTAGAAGCTCCAGTCATCTTACAAAAATCGTAAGCAGTTGAGTGCTTTACTTCTCCGGTTGAAATATTTTCAAATATGTAAATATTATGATCAAATACAGGATTATGAGTTGCAGGATTTTTTCTTAAGTAATGATTATTTCCGGATTTTTTCTTCATTGCATCCTTATTATGCCATGGGGCATCTTTATTAGACATTCTAAGTGATTGCGCTTTCCGCCTGTTACTATCTTTCATATGATGGAATTCCCCAGATCGTTTAGCAACAATATTAGGATCCTTCATCGGGTTGTTTATAGTAAATAAAATTCCACCGCCAGTTCCTTCTTCAGGTTTTTCATTGGCCCAAAGTTTTTTACCATACTTATCAACTGAATTTACAACGTCCCATAGATCACTATAGTAACGACCTGTTTGTTTTAATTCTTCTTTTGTGGTACATTCGTGAATTATTTCACGTGATATGTCAAACCCGTGAACTTTTAAATGTCTTATCCAATATACACCGCTACCAAAATATTTATTTAAGTCTTTGGTAGTATATCCTAAATATTTTAATCCGGTTGAATTATGTGTCATGACGTAAAGTTTATAAATACTCATGCTGATTGCTCCTTGTAGCGTTAGAGTGAGTGGGTATTACCAGTACCGCGACTCACACTTATTTATCCCTTTTCAATTGAATTTACAATACTTTTAACTTATAATCAACACATGAAAGAAATATTTAATGTCATACGTTGATGCAATACACTCAAGGGATGAGGATCGTATCTACGTTGTAGAACGAGATAAAGACGGCAAGCGTCAATACAAAGAATACCCTACTAACTACGTATTGTACTATCCCGATCCTAGGGGTAAACAACGTAGTATCTATGGCGATCCAGTCAGTCGTTTTAGCACACGTAAACGACAAGAGTTTGAAAAAGAAAGACGCATCCACTCAAATAAGAAATTATTTGAAAGTGATGTTCCGGTAATCTTTCGCTGTCTAAGTGAAAACTATCTTGGCATTGATGCACCCAAACTTCATACTTGCTTCTTTGACATTGAGGTAGACTTTGATCCTGAAAAAGGTTTCAGTCCTACAAGTGATCCATTCAATCCTGTAACTGCTATCAGTTGTTACTTAGATTGGCTAGATCAATGTATTACATTAGTGATTGCTCCGAAACATATGAGCAGTGAAACAGCCCAAGAAATCACTAATGAATTTGATAATACAATGCTATTCAAATCAGAGAAGGAAATGTTTGACGTTTTCTTTCAACTTATTGAAGATGCTGATGTATTGACTGGCTGGAACTCAGAAGGATATGATATACCTTACATGGTCAATCGTGTTACTAGGGTTATGAGTAAAGATGATACACGCAAGTTTTGCTTGATGGGTCAACTGCCTAAAGCTAGAGAATACGAACGATTTGGTAAAAGTGAAACAACATATGACTTAGTAGGTCGTATTCACTTAGACTATCTACAACTATACAAAAAGTATAACTATGAAAGTCGTCATAGTTACAAACTTGATAGTATCGGTGAGATGGAAGTAGGTGAAAACAAAACTCAATATGAAGGTACTCTTGACCAACTGTATAACAAAGACTTCAAAAAGTTCATTGAATACAATAGACAAGATACTATGTTGTTGGTGAAAATTCACAACAAACTTAAGTTTTTAGAATTAGCTAATCAACTTGCACATGAGAACACAGTATTGCTTCCAACAGTAATGGGTTCAGTAGCAATGATTGAGATGGCAATTTTTAATGAAGCCCATGAACGTGGGCTTGTAGTTCCAGATAAAAAACGAAAGGTTGAAAATGAAGAAGATGTCCAGCAGGCAGCAGGTGCCTTTGTTGCTACGCCGAAAAGAGGTATGCATGAATATGTCGGAGCAGTTGACATTAACTCACTCTATCCCTCGGTTATTCGTGCCCTCAACATGGCAGGAGAAACCATCGTTGCTCAAGTCAGACAAACAATCACTGACCAATATATGCACGACAAAGGCTTACGATTAGCTAGTGAAAAGAAACGTCACAAAGAAGGTGATGATGCCGTTACAGGATCTATTCTCTGGGAAAATCTATTCGGTGCATTAGAATATACTGCAATTATGAATCAAGAACGTGGTACAATTCTTACTGTTGATTTTGAAGATGGTCGTAGTGTAGAAATGAGTGCGGCCGAAATCTGGAAGATGATATTTGATAGTCATAAGCCCTGGATGTTAAGTGCTAATGGTACAATCTTTACTTATGAAAAAGAAGGTGTAGTTCCCGGTCTACTTACACGTTGGTACTCAGATCGTAAAGAGATGCAGAAAAAACTCAAAGAAGCAACTAATACAGAGGATAGAGAGTACTGGGATAAACGACAACTTGTTCGTAAAATTTTACTTAACTCAGCATATGGTGCATTGTTAAATGAACATTGCAGATTCTATGATAAACGTATCGGTCAAAGTGTAACACTATCTGGTCGGCAGATTGTTAAACACATGATGAGTACTATCAACGAAACAGTTGAAGGTGTCTATTCTCATGACGGTAATGCTATTGTATATGGTGATACTGACTCATGCTACTTTACAGCCTATCCTACACTAAAGCCACAGATTGATAGTGGTGCATTAGAGTGGAATAAAGAAACTTGTATTGGTCTATATGATGGCATTGCTGAACAAGCAAATGAAAGTTTCCCTGCATTCATGGAGAAAGCATTTCACGCTCCAAGAAAGAACGGTGAAATTATCAAAGCTGGTCGTGAACTGATCGGTGATCGTGCTATCTTTATTGTTAAGAAACGTTATGCTATTAACATCTTTGACAAAGAAGGTAAACGTAAGGATAAAAATGGTGATTTGGGTGATATCAAAGCTATGGGTCTTGACTTGAAACGTGCTGATACTCCTAAGTATGTACAAGAGTTCTTAATGAATGTACTACAGATGGTTCTTCAACAAGGTAAAGGTCGTGATGAAGTTATTGAAGCAGTAAAAGATTTCAAACGAGTACTAACTGCACAAGATAGTTGGACTAAGGGTTCGCCTAAAGGTGTAAACAAACTTACAATGTACGGTGACTTAGAAGCTAAGAGTAGTACAGGTCGTGCAAATATGCCCGGTCACGTAAGAGCCGCACTTAACTACAATTACTTGCGTAGAGTAAACGGTGATCAATATAGTCAAAAGATTATTGATGGTATGAAGGTTGTAGTATGTAAACTTAAAAGTAATCCATTAGGGTTTACCAGTGTAGCATATCCCGTAGATGAATTACGTTTGCCCAAATGGTTTACAGAGTTACCATTTGATGATTCAGCTATGGAACAAACATTAGTAGATGAGAAGATAGATAACTTATTGGGTGTACTTGGTTGGGATATTCGTAGCAATACAGATACCAATAGTACATTTGATGATTTATTTGTTTTCGGTTAAATTGGTGTTGCAATTCGTAATATATTCCTATATAATACGTATCACAACTACCTAAATAGTTAAAACAAAGGAAAAATATGAAAGATAATTTACAAGATTTAATTCAACATACGCATGGCTTAGGCTGTATTGAGTTGATTAAAGTCAGTGGAACTGACACAGAGACAACTGTAAACGCAGTAGCAGAAGATAAATCTGTTATCGTTAGTGGTGTGCTTAAACATCCTAGCGCAGAGTTTATAGGAACTTTCGGTATGCCTAACTTAGGTAAACTAAAAACAATTCTAGGCTTTGATGATTATGATGAGCATAGTAAAATCACTGTTACACGTGTCAAAAAAGACGGAGTTGATGTACCGGAATATATTCACTTTGAAACAAAAGCAGGTGATTTCGTTAACGATTATCGTTTGATGAGTAAAGCTATTGCGGATGAGAAAGTTAAGACTGTAATGTTCAAGGGTACTACTTGGGGTGTTGAATTTGAACCTACTATTGCTGGCATTCAACGACTAAAGCGTCAAGCAAGTGCTAATAGTGAAGAAAAGAACTTTACTACTAAAACAGAAAACGGTAACTTAATGGTTTACTTCGGTGATCCGTCAACTCACTCAGGTAACTTTGTGTTTCATCCCGGTGTTACTGGTACGTTGAATAAAGCATGGATGTGGCCTGTTAAAGAGTTCTTAAGCATCATGGATCTACCCGGCGATAAGATTATTCGTATCGGTGATGCAGGTGCAACAGAGATTGTTGTTGATAGTGGTCTAGCAGTTTATCGTTACTTACTCCCAGCACAAGCGAAATAATGGAACAAGATAATCTATCAGCAAAACAAAACCCAGATTGGGCATTGTTCTTACCCGCAGTCAGTAGTTTCTATATCTCTGGCTTGGGTAAACAACGTAAAGGTGAAGAGTACTTTGATCCTGCACGTATCCCTGCTCAATTCAACGGTGATGTAGAGAAACTAAACTTTCTTAATAGTAAAGAGGGTCTCTATTATTATAAATGGGGATTGTATAGTGCTGGTCATGCTAACTTAGATACTACTAAAGACGATGCTAGTGAATCAATCATTAGAGAACGTGAAGCTGGTACATTTATGTTAGGTGATTCTGGTGGATTTCAAATTCTTAAAGGTCAATGGCCAGCTGATTGGAAAGATCCTAACTGCCCTAAAGCTATGATTAAGCGTAAAGCAGTATTGAACTGGATGGATACATATATGAACTATGGTATGGTTCTTGATATTCCTTCACAATCATTAACTACCTTTCATATGAAGGATCCTAAAACAATTGAAAAAGATAAAGAAGGTAATGATATTCCAGGTAGTGGTGTAAGTCTTCATGGTATTAGTACTATTCAGGAAGCAATTACTGCTACCCATATCAATAACGAATACTTCATTAACAACCGTACAGGTAAATGTAAATTCTTAAACGTATTACAGGGTCGTACCCATACACAATCAGATGATTGGTATGCTGAAATGAAGAAATATTGTGATCCAAACATCTATCCAGACAATCACTTTAATGGTTGGGCGTTTGGGGGACAGAATAAGATTGATGTACACTTGATGTTAACTAGAATGATTGATATCATTCACGATGGATTGTTAGTTGAAGGTAAACATGATTTGATTCATTGTTTGGGTACAAGTATTTTAGAGTATGCTGTATTGTTTACTGATATTCAACGTGCTATTCGTAAGTATCATAATCCAAAATTACTGCTTACATTTGATTGTGCTAGCCCATTCTTTAGTGCGGCTAAAGGACTAGCTTATTTCAATACTAATATTGAGCATAATAAGAAATGGTCGTACAGTATGGAAAAGACTGCTGAAAAGAAAAGTTATGCTAATGATACCCGTAAATATCGTGATGCTGTATTAGCTGAAGGCATCCATAAAGTCTTTACAGATAGTCCAGTAACTGATAAACTAGTAATGAAGGATTTGTGTTACCGTGGTCAGGGGTTCTTGGGACAACATAACAAAGAAACTAAGACTAGTTGGGATACATTGAGTTATACACTTCTTCAAAGTCATAACGTATGGATGCACATGAATGCTGTTCAAGAGGCTAATCGTCAATATGAACAAGGTGTTGTTCCTAAGATGCTTATTCATAAGTTTGAAGGTAGTAAGTTTTTTGGTGAGTTAGTTGATAAAATATTCAGTAAAAAAACTAAACAAGAAGCTATAGATTTGATTGACTATCATAGTAGATACTGGATGCAGTTCCAATCAGGTAGTCAAGGTATCAGTGGTAAGAAAACTGAAAATGCAATGACTAACTTTGACAAATTTTTTGACGTAATAGATACACCAAAATTTGAAGAAGTAATAGAAGATAGCGATGATGCTATGAATGAAGTTTTACATGAAAAGGTAGATTTAGATGATGACAATTAATCCATCACTTACACTGAAGTCAACAATGACTTCCGATACTCAGGAATCTGTTATTACCTTTACCGGTGGGTCAGATGAGATGTTACGTATAGCAAAAGATGGGTTTTATATACGTGGTAAACGGGTACCGCATGATGACAAAGAAGCTGAAGTAGTATATAATACATTTCATCAATGGTTAACATGGGCAACATTAAACAGGGATTATAAATGATAAAACAACATGAACAAGCAATGGCAGAGAAACGTTCTCGCATCAAAGATAAAGCATTGCGTACAATCTTTGTACGTTTTCAAAAAGAAGGTATTCATAAATACCCAGCGGCAGCAACAGACCCTAACTTGGCAACAGGTGATGAGTATGATGTTAGCTTTTTAGCTACTCCACATAGACACATCTTTCATTTTGATGTGGCTATTGAAGTATTTCACAACGACCGTGATATTGAGTTTATTCAGTTTAAAAGATGGTTAGAGAATCAATATTCTCAAGGCATTCTTCAATTGGATTACAAAAGTTGTGAAATGATTAGTGATGACCTCTATGAAGTCATTGCAACTCGGTATCCAGATCGTAGTGTCGCTATTCAAGTATCAGAAGATAATGAGAATGGTGCTCATATTGTCTATAACACAACAACAAATTTACATAAACTCGCTATTTAAAAGGAAATAAAAATGGCAAAACAACAATCCAACCCACGTGTTCAACAAATCTTTGAGGATCTAGAAAACTATCTAGCCTTCTGTCAAGACTTTGGATACAAGTTTGATGAATCAACAATGTATGATATGCGTAGCTTTGCGTATCGGCAATTCACTAAAGCTGTAACTGGTAAGTGGGCTAAAGATCAATGGCAGGAAGACGCACGTCCATGAGAAAACTGTTTTACATGGGACTGGAAAAATATGTTGCTAGATACACATACCAGTTACAAGACTGGAATGAAAGTGTATTCAAACGAAGAGGCATTAATTATGTTATCGTTCCCGGCGAAACATTAAGTGATGACCAAGCTATTGTTACAGGACAAGTACTAGATGCACATGGTCGTACATACTTTGGTATGAGTCAATTAATGAATCTAGTAAAGATGATGAAGGCAGGAGAGTGTGGTTATGAAGATATTGTCTATTTTGAAGATATGTTTCAGCCGGGCATTGAAAGTCTTCCTTATATACTTAAGCAAGTTCCTATTAATCTCCGTCCTCGTATATTTGTCCGTTGTCTTGCTCAGTCAATCGATCCGGATGATTTCGTACATGTATGGGGCATGAGTGAGTTCATGGGTCACTATGAAAAGATGGTTGACTCATTCGTTGATGGTGTTCTAGCATCTAATGAAGAAATGGTAATGCATATGAAGATTGCGGGTTGGAAGGCTCCCATCTACAATATTTCAGGATTAGCATTTGGCAAAGAAGAAGTTCGTGGTCGTATCAACAATAACATCAAGCCGTTCAATGAACGACCAATGCGTATTGCATTTAGTGCAAGATGGGATCAAGAAAAACAACCAGACTTTTATATGGATGTGATTGAAGAATTCTATAACCGTTATGGTCAGAAGGATCGTCATGGTGTATATCGTGGTGTAGAATTCTGTGTATTCAGTGGTAGTAAACTAAAAAGCAACAACGATAGTTATATGCAACGAACAAAAGAAATGCAAAATCGTGGTCTATTACGTATATGTGAAGACCTAGATAAGAACGCATACTATGAGTTATTAAATGATACAAGAGTATTATTTAATTGTGCATTACAAGATTGGGTAAGTAATACAGTAAGTGAAGCAGACAGTTTGGGTTGTAATGTATTGTATCCGGCATATCGCAGTTTCCCAGAAACGTTTGCGAATGACTATACAAGACTGTATACGCCCTGGAGTGTTGAAGATGCGGTAATTAAGTTGTATCATATGTTACATCAACCGCATGTAAATCAAGGAAAGATTAGTGATTGGACTGACGGTACAATCGATAGAATTTGTGATATCCTAGAAGGTAACGGACAACAATGGTTGCGTATGGATAGTGATTATCGCAAACACACCCGTGAAGCAAAATATTAAGGAGAAAATTATGAGCGCACAAAATGATATTGAAACAAGTTTAGAAGCATACAATGCTGAGAATGATAAGTTTAACAAAGGTAATGCAGCCGCTGGTACACGTGCCCGTAAAGCATTAGCAGAATTAGCTAAGGCAGTTAAGGCCCGCCGTAATGAAATTACGGCAGAAAAAGCCGCACGTGCAGAAGCAAAAGCTAAGGCTTAATTATGGCTCGCAAGAAAATTCAACTTGAAGAAGTTAATTCATTGCCAATAGTAACAAAAGGTAGTCACTTAACCGTGACTACTTTCCCTGATGGCCGTTCTGAATTAAAATGGGATTGGGATGCATTAGTTAAAGAGGTTCGTGAAGCCTGCGCTAGTGCTGAACTTGCTAATATGAAGCCTTCAGTTAAGGCTAAATCAAAAAAATCAGTTG